TCGCGCCGGGAGCATGTGCTGCCGCTGACGCCGCAGGTGCTGGGCCTGCTGGCCCGGTATCGCCAGGCACTGCCGGATAACCGTCTGCGGGCGCCCTGGGTGTTCTCGGTACGGGGCGGCGCCCGGATGGCTGATACCAGCGCCCATGCTTTGATGCGGGAGGTGAGTGGCCGGCAGTGGACCAGCCATGACCTGCGCAAGCTGATGCGCTCGAGCCTGGCCGACATCGGCATCGACCACATGGTGGGTGAGCTGCTGATCAACCACACCCTGGGCGTGACAACTGAAACCTACCTGACCCGCGACGTGATGGAGCGCCGCCGGGAGGCCTTGGAGCGCTGGCATGACCGGCTGGATGAGCTGGGTTTTGCTGCTGCGCATGGTGTGAAAGTGGCTGTTCCTGCACTTCTTTCGGTCAGCGCAAAGCCAGAGCGGGCGGGCGTTTGCGCTGATTCTCGCGTTTCTCCACGGGGAGGATGAAGTTTGACGCATAACAACGAATTGCCGGCCATTGTGCTGCCCTGGCCACCCCGGACGCTGAGCCCGAATGCCCGGGTCCATTGGGGCAAGAAGAGCAAGGCCGCGAAGATTTACCGCATCTGCTGCATGGCCCTGACCCTTGAATCCGGTGTGCGAGCGCCGGAGGGGAGGGTGCTGCTGTCAGTGGAGTTCTGCCCGCCAGACCGTCGCCGCCGGGACGATGACAATTGCCTGGCCAGCTTCAAGGCAGGCCGGGACGGGATCGCCGATGCGCTGCGCATTGATGACAGCCGGTTCGTGACCACCATCAGCATGGGCGAGCCGGTGAAGGGTGGAGCGGTGCGGGTACGACTGGCTGGGGAGGTCAGCGCATGAGGGGAGAGGGATCGAAGTCACGCCAACATGTCACGAATCCATTGATGTGCAGCGCCTGTCACGGCTCGGGGTCCACGCGCGGCGCGTGCATGGAGCTGCTGTGCTTTGAATGTGACGGCATTGGCTGGGTGCAGACGCCCGGCCAGGATCTGACCCAGCAGCTGGGCAAGGCGCTGACCAAAGCGCGCCAGATGGCCCGCCTACTCAAAGCCAGGCTGCCAGAGGCAAGCGGGCCAGAAACGCATTACCAGGCCGACCCGCGCGACGGGGTGCGCGGTCATTACACGGGGGATTGAGTATGGCCAGACGAGATGCAGAGGACTTGCTGGAAAACTGGGGCCGCTGGGTGTGGCAGCAGACCGGCGTGCCGCGGTACGTCAGCCCATCGCTCGCCCTGATGCGGGACAATGTGGAAATGGAGGGCGCACCCGCACCGGTGATCACAGATGATGAGGCCATGATGATTGACTCTATCGTCGCGCGCATGTGGCGCCGAGACCAGCAGATGGCTGACTGCGTGCGCATCTACTATTGCACCGGCAGGACCATGCATGGGGTCGGTGTGATGCTGGGCATCAATCGCAAAAAAGTGGCTGAGCTTCTGCTGTCAGGAAGGGTATATGTGGATGCGTGCATAGATATGCTGGCCGCCGCTGCGTAAGTACACCGCATATTGTGGTTTCAGGTGTTGACGTGGCGCCACGATATCAGTAGATTATGTACATATTGCGGTTTTACCGCTTCGAAAATACCTTCTAAACCCGGCCCTCGCGCCGGGTTTTTTATTGCCCGAATTTCCGCGCCCACGCACTCGTCTTCGCCCCGAGCAGATGTTGCTGCGTCGTGGCCGGAATTAATCGAAGGACTACGCCGATGTCAGACCCGAGCAGCGGAGTAATAGCGTCAGCCGGGCTCCTCGGTGTTACCGCGGCCAGCTTCATGCCTGGCGTCGACGCCAACGCCATTATTGGAGCGTTCGCCGGGGCGCTGTTTTTCATGGTCTTCGCCAAGGATTTAACTGCCCTGGCCCGCATCGGCTACTTCGTGGCCTCCTGGATCGTTGGGTATTACGTATCCGTAGAGGCGATCGGGCAGCAGTGGTCAATCACAAGCGGGCTGCCGGCATTCTTCGGCGCCCTTTTCGCGGTTGTGGTCTGTGTCTCCTTGCTGGAGTGGGTGCAGGGCGGCAAGACGCCAGGATGGCTTTCAGCAGTCGCTGACTGGATCCGACCTGGTGGACGCAAATGATAGATATCTGGACCTTCCTGGCTTCCGGGGTGTGCGGAGCCATCTGTTGGCGCATCGCCTCGTACCGCCGCCACGGCGCCCGCTACCGCCCCGGTGTTGCCGTATGCGCCTATCTGCTTGCCGTCGGCGCCGGCTGCTACTCGCTGTCTGTGCTGCTGGGTGTGCTGATGGGCATGCGGGTGCATGCCGTGTCGCCATTCCTGTTGATCGTGCTGACGGTGCTGATGGTGTTGGTATGCCGTGCACGCGGGAACGTGGCTGCGGTGTTGAGGGTGGACTGAGGAGGAGAGGCAAATGACGCTGGGCCAGAAGCAACGCAAGTTCACACGCATGATCGCAGACCTGATCCTGTTCGCTTACGACCAGGGCTACGAGCTGACTTTCGGGGACGCCTATCGTGACCCGCAAGTGCACGGCGCCGTAGGGCAGAAGAAGTCCTACAGCAGCGCCAACAGCTTGCACAAGGAGCGTCTGGCGGTGGACTTCAACCTGTTCAAGGGTGGCCAGTTCCTCACTCGAACCGAGGACCACCAGCCGCTGGGTGAATACTGGGAGTCCATCGGTGGCACCTGGGGCGGTCGGTTCAACGACGGTAACCACTACTCGCTCGAGCACGGCGGCAGAAAGTGAATAGGCTGCTGATATGGGCAGGGGTGGCCGTGGCCATCCTGTTGCTGCTCTGGCGCCTGGATCACATCAGCGGTGACCGCGACAGCGTGAAGCTGGAGCGCGATCAGCTCAGTGCCAGGGCAGAGAGCCTGCAGAACACCCTGCGCCTGCAGCGGGAGCTGAATGCTGACCTGGAAGAACTGGACCGCAAGCACACCGAGGACCTGACCAATGCCCAAGCAGAGAATGCTCAGCTTGCTGCTGATGTTGCCGCTGGCAAGCGCCGGCTGCGCCTCCAGGCAACCTGCCCCAGCGCCGGAGTGTCCGACTCCACCGGCACCGCCGGCGTGGATGATGGAGGCACAGCCGAGCTCACTCCCGCTGCTCGACAATATTATTTTGCCCTCAGAGATCAACTGACACGTACCGAGGCGGCGCTGGCCGGGCTGCAGTCATACGTCAGCACGGTGTGTAGATGAAAGCAGGGCTCAAGATCAGCGATGACATGGATGACGCTATAGCGTCACTGAATCGCCTCGGCAGCAGTGCAGGCAAGGCCCAGGCCCAGACGGTCAACGAGGTTGTCAAGCAGGCGGAGCAGCAGCTCCGGACAGAGGTAGGCTCGGTTTTCGACGGACCCACGCCGTTCACCCTCAACGCGTTCCGGATCCAGTACGCCAAGCCCAGCCAGCCCGAAGCGGCGATCTGGGTAAAGGATGAGAAGGCCGGCGCATCCAAAGGCCTCGCGCCTGAAGACTGGTTCAAACCCCAGGTGTACGGCGGCGAGCGGGCGTTGAAAGCCTCCGAGCGCATGCTGAGGGCAAGGGGCATCCTGCCCCCCGGCATGTATGCAGTGCCGGGGAAGGGCGCGCGACTGGATGCGTACGGCAACATGAGCCGCGGCCACATCGCCCAGCTGCTGTCGGGGCTCAAGGCGTTCGACCGGGCAGGGTCGGATCACAATGCCACCGATAGCAAACGGTCGGTACGCAAAGGTCATGCGGCTGCCTTCTTCGTCCTGAGGCGAGGAGCAAAGCCGCTCGGCATCGCGGAGCGCCGCGGGAAGACAGTACAGGTAGTGCTGGTGTTTACGCGGGAGCCGAACTACGCGCCTCGCTTTGACTTCCACGGCGTCGTGCGCAAGGTCAGCGAGAACGACGCATTGATCGAGGCCGCGGTGGATAAGGCCGTGGCGGACCTACTGGGGGCGTCCAGGTAATGATACTGATTCACATCTCCAAAAAGTGCCACGGGTCCTCCCGGGGGCCGGGGCACTGCGGGTAATTCGAGGCCCGACCTCGGACTACATATGAGGTTTTTCCAGGGCGAGGTTGTTGTTTATTCATGGCCAAGTCCACCACCACAAAACAGCGCGGCTGGCTGAACAAGTCGGAGATGGCCGCCAGCCTGGGCATTTCCGTCCAGGCATTCGATAAATGGGGCGTCAAGCCAGTTGAGCGGATTGGCCGCGAGGCCTTCTTCACCGTCGAGGCGGTGCTCGAAAACCGCCTTGGGCACCAGGCCGAGAAGCACCAACCGGCCGGGCTGGAAGGTGTCGACCCACTGGCTGAGATGAAGCTCACCCAGGAGCGCCTACGACTGACCGCGGCGCAGGCCGAAGGGCAGGAGCTGAAGAACGAGGTCACCCGGCGTAAGTCAGTGCCGGT